ATTATACTTGTCCTCCTTTTAAGTATCTCATTCTAGTCATATCCATCATTCCACCACCCATAGCTTTTTTTCTTTTCTTGCCACCTGGTGTAACTTTACCTGAACATACGGCTGAACCGTACATGTTCGCGTATGCTGAAGGATATACTTTGAATTTTCTTTTAGCGGCTGCTTTGCCTTTTGCACAAAGCTTTGCCATTATATAATTTTCTTTTTAGATTTAGTTTTTGGAATTACACCTTTAGCCATTAAAATATCTTTTTTTGTAATTTTACCATCACCAGAATGATCAGGGAACGATCCTTTTTTAAGACCCATTCTTCCACCTTTTTTCATAGGTTTATATCTTGAATCAAAACTTTTTTGACTTTCACCTTTAAGTGGTTTCATTTCTCCAGCAGTTCTAACATCTCCACCCATAGCTTGAGCATCTGATTTCATTTTAGACATAACTCTATTTACTTCCATAGGAGATCTGTCACGTTTAAAATTGTTTTTAGAAATTTTAGATTTTTTTCTATTTTTTCTATCTTCTAAAAAATTTTTTAAAGAATTAATAGATTGATTTTTAGTAGAACTCATGTCACTTCCACCACCTTTTAAACCCATTCTTCCACCATCTTTTTTATTTTTTCTTAAAATCTTATCTGTTTTTTGTAATGATTTAGAACCTGCTTTTCTAAGAGCTTCTTTTAAAGAAGGGTCAACTGAACCTGCTTTTGTAACATAAGCATCTGTAGTTTTTTTAAGTTTATTTAAAGTCTCTTGATTCTTTTTTAAATTACCAACATTAGGTTTGGTACCAATGATAGTTGTTGGATTACTTTTTTCTCCACGTTTAGCGGCACCTGTAAATACTTTTACAAACCCTTGGAATGCTTTGTGATATTTAGACATTATTTTTTTCCTCCATTACGAAAAATTTGTGTGCCCTTTATACCATAAATACTCGCGACTACAAGTATCCATAAATTTGTGAACCATGACGGGAGCTGCGAGAACATGTCAAAGAACAATTTTACCTTATCCATCGCTGTTGGGTCTTCCGATACGACTGCCCAAGCGAGCACCAACACGGGCAAACTGAGAATTATCAAAACCGCCTCGTCTTTCCAGTCCGATTGACGTGCCTCTAACAATTTTCCCTGGTAAGCTTCCTCACCACGGGCTTGTCTTTCAGCATGCAATAGCTGTGCATCAGACATTGCCATTTTTGCCTTCTGCTTGTTAGCATAAATCTTACTTCCAGCAGAAACGGCTAATTTAATTGCCGAAAACCACATATTAGTACCAAGTAGCTATTTTTTTCTTTTCAGATAGCATTCTTTTTGTGCCTCTAACTTTTTCCTTGTCTCCAGTAGGAATATAGTTGAAAGCATTGTCTGCAGTAGTCTTAGATCTTGGATCTATCTCTACATTTTGACTTGGAACTGCCATTTGTTTTGCTTTTTTATAGTTCATCATAATATTTACCTTATTATAACATTATTAATTGTCAAGAACAGACATTTCTTTAACACCAGACTTAGCTAAACTAGTGTTTGCACGTAATTCTGCTAATTCCTCGTTCTGATCCATCTTATCTTCAGCTAATTCTCTTGCTTGCATTAATTTTGCTCTATCAAGATCTTCTTTTGTTTGATCAGCTTCTTTTTTTCGTTCATTTTCCATTGCTCTTAGGTCAACTTCACGTGATTTTAGCTTCAATAGTGGGTCTGCATCAAATTGTGAAGTAATTTTGTTCTCTTCTTTCATAAATTCTTCAGTCATTTCAGCAATCAGCACTGCTTTTCTTGCTTCAATTTGATTTGTAAGCATTTGTAACTGTTGTTGCATCTGTGGATTGTTTACCGACATCTGTTGCATCTGTTGCATGTTAACCATTTGCTCTCTAAACTCTAATTGAACTTGTTCTTGAGCCATAATTGAAATGTGTTCTAATATATTTTTTTGTATTGCAGCCATAACAGCAGGATTATTTCTAACCATGTTAGTTGACATAAAGTTTAAGTGAGCTGTGATGTGTGCTCTGTGATCTTGACCAGGGAAAGCTTGAAAAGGTTTTCCACCTAAAGCATTTATATGTTCCATACTAGGGTCCATCGGTGCTGTTGGCGCCGGTGGAGGTAAAACTGCATCAACATCTTTAACACCAATTGCATTATACATGTTTCTATAGATTTGATACATGTTATGTAATTGTGGATTTGATGTTGCGATTTGTAATTGTGTTTGAGCCAATGTAATTCTTTGAGACATTGAAAATATATTAGGGTCAGCAACGGGTACTACATCAATTCTATCATCAAAATCAGCTTGTTTAATATTTCTTTGGCCACCTACAACATCGTAAGGATATTCTGGTGGTAAATATTGTGAAACTATTTTACCTAATAATTTAAATTCATTCTTCATGGCTGCATAACATCTTTTATGAATAGCAGACATAACACGTGATCCACGCTCAAGAAGAGCGACTGTAGTTCCAACTGCAGCGCCTTGGTTTCCATCGCCCACTTGCATATCAGCAATAGCCGCGAATCTTTGACCTGCACCAACTACAACACCCATTAACTGTAATAATGTTTGAGAAGGTTCTTTGTAAGGTAAAGGAAAGAAAGCATCTCTTAAATTTCCACCTGGTGCATCTACATCTTTAAATTCACCTGGTTGTATTGGTGATGCTTCATCTCTAACTCTAACACCTCTTTGTTTAAATCCAGCCGGTAGGTTTGATAATGTACCTGCATCTAATAATTGACGGAGAGCAGCCGTTGCCGTTCTGCTCAATCCGCCAATCATATGAATGAGTCCAAAGCCATAAAATCCTAGTCCTGGCAGAAATTTGAAGTGGACAAAATATTGGATTTTATTTTTCTTTAGATCATCGGGCGCATAGTTTCGTCTAATAGACAAAACTTTCCTACTACCTTCATCGACTGTAACGAGGTAAGGTAATTTTATTCCAGTTGGTTCTCCATCTGCTCCAACATCTTCGAAACCTTCTAAATCTAAATTAACATGACATTCTAACAAAGTATAAACAGGTTCGTTCTTACCTGTTTTTTTAGTTCCTTCTAGTTCACGTTCTTTTTTAGATAGTTCTCCATTAGTATCTGTACCTGGAGGACCTAACTCAACATCACTGTAGAAACCATTAACTTGTTGTTTTCTTAATTCGTTTTCTGAAATTTTCACGGTATGAATAACTGCTTCCGCATCGTCTAATGAGGTAGCTGTGTACGGAACAATTAATTCATCCGCTGGTACAAACTTTGACACCACTCTTCCAAGTGGTACATCGTAGTAAACTTTTTTAAACGTAGATCCAGCAAGTGGTAAATGAAATAACATAGAATCAAATTCTGATTCATATTCTTTCATCGTGTCCATGATTAAATAATTCATATAATCTTTAACACGTTGTGCTTGTTGTTCAGTTGCAGGATTTTTAATTCCTATAACTTGTGTTCTAACCGGTCCATCACTTGGTAATAATTCTTTGTAAGCTTGAGCTTGGAACTGTGTTACCGCTTCTGCAAGAACTGGGTGTGTTGCACCTGAAGCTCCTTGGAAAGGTTCAGTTCTATTTTCGTATTTAAATCCTAATAGATCTAGACCACTTGTATAAGCACTCTCCCACTCTTTTCTTGATGATTTATAGTCCATATAGTTTTGAACCATCTCGTTTCCAATTGGTTCAACTGCATCTTCTGGTAAAATATCTGCTAGGTTATCAAAGTGTGACTCTGTTCCTGGAGTGTTTATTGCACCCGGATCATAATCAATAGTTGCTCCGCCATCCTCTTCAGGGATAACTTCAACGGGTCCTTTTAATTCTTCTACGTTTTCATCCTGAACAGCAACTTCTTGCAATTCCTCTTCTGAAGGAATCTCAATTTTAGATCGTGTGTTCGGGAGTCCTTTATCTATATCTGCCATTTATTACTCCTATACCTTCTTAACACGATTAAATAAATAAGACAAGCCCTGTGAATCAGGGTTCATGGATGTTGTCATTGCACCTGATCTATCGCCTGCTTCTTTAGCAATACCACCACCTGCTAAATTAGCAACACCGCCGGCTTCTGCTATCCTGTCTAATGTTTCTTGTTCTTGTATATCTGTTCTTACAGCATCTAATCCACTTAAAGTTCTTGTAACTGCAGGAGTAATGTTTTTTGTACCAGCACCCAATAATAACATATATTGTTCTGGAGTTATTCCTGCGGATTTTAAACTTTGTGAATTTTCTAACAAATCCATCAACTGAGTGTCACTAAATTGTGTATATAAATTTTTCATTTCTTGTTCTTTTCTTCTTCTGTAATCTCTATCTTCACCACTTTCAAATTTACCTATTGATTTTTTAAATTGATTGTATGGAAACATTCTTTGACCTTCTTGAGCTTGAATATATTCTTGCGCCATGTTTGATGCATCTTTAAATGCTTCACTAGATATTATGTCTGCAGATTGATCTGCAAATCTACCTTGTTCTCTTGCATCTGCTGCAGCCGGATTGTATTGATCTATTCTTCCTCTAGCTTTTGCAAGATCTCTATCTTGAAGAGCTTCGTTAAAAGCAGACAATTGATCTTGTGCTGCAAAACCTGATCTAAGAATATTTGCATTTGGTCCATCAATAGTTTGATCATTTATTTTTCTAGTTGTCATATCTTCTCTTCTCATTTTTAATGGATCAAGTTCGCCTCTATATTTTCTTGGATCAAGATAAGATAAATAACTTTCAGCCCATGCTATATCTCCTGGTTTGCCTCCTAAAACTTTATTACCAATAATTGCTCCTTCTAATACTAATTCACTAAGCAACGCACCTGGACCTAGAATATTTTTTAGTAGTCCAGCTCTTGTTGCAACTTTACCAACTTGAACTAATTCTTGTGCAGCTTTTTTATTTCCTTTTTGTGCTTCTATCTTTTGTTCTTTTAAACCATCTCTAATACATTCATCACTGTAAGCAAAACCAATACGTCCACCATCTGCTTTATCAATTCTACATTGTGGAAGTTTACTATAACCTTGTATGTTTTGTATTATTTTTTTTGCTTTTGGATTAGACTGATCTACAAACTCTTTTATTGTAATAGCTTTTTTTGGCATTTCAACAGTGTACCCAGCACGTTCTGCAGCTTTGACAATGTCAATTCCTTGTGCGTTTAATTCTTTTATTCTAGTTGGTGAAAAATATTTTGTTGCGTCTGGATCTCTCAGTCTAGGTAATTGTACGTCATACTGTCCCTCTAAATTACGAGCTAATTTATTAATTCTTTTAGACTCACTAGATAACATGTCAGGATTATTTTCAATGTTTTGTCTTGCGATAGATAATTGTCCTTGAAAATTAGTTAAAGTTTTTTGATTTAAATTTCCTTCCATAACATCTATAAATTGAGAAAACTCTGCCGCTTTAGATTTAGCACTTCCTGTAACACCAGCTATTTCATTAATATTAAACCCAAAAGCTTTAGTTCCTTTTTTATTATCATAAATAGGTATTTTATTTTCTTTTAATATTTTAGTAGCTTGTTTTTTTAAACCTTGAAAAGTTCCTTTTTTATTTCCAAGTTTTTGATCAATCATATCTAAAGATATTTGATATAATCCATTTCTATAGGGATTTCCAAAAGGAGTATTTTCTATTATTTGAAACATTTTAGAAGCTGTGTTTTTATTTATTCTAATAGAATTTAATTCTTCATTTCTAAATTTATGACCGTTATATATTTGAGCTAATCTAGCTGTTGCTGTTCCAGCAGAGCCATGAGTCATTTTAGTTCCTTTTAAAATAGTTTCGATATCGGGTATTTCTCCTGCTTTATAAACGTCACCAAATTTTTTATTTAAATACAAAACATTTTTTATTGTATTAGATTTTAAAGAATTGATTCTAACATCACCTATAACATCTGCTTTTAAAATTTTTTTAATATCGTTTTTACTTGGTTTTTTATAATATCTAATGGTACCACTTCCACCTTGAATACTTCCAAAACTTCCTTTAAATAAAGCATTGTCAATTACTTCAGCAAGCTTAGTTTTTTTATCTACACCATATCTACCTGTTATTTTTTTTGATCCTATTTCTTCTCCCAGCTCTTCTGTTAATATAGAAGATAATTCATCTAGTGATACTAAACCTTTAGTTTGCTCAAATATTTTTTTCTTTCTTGGAAAATCTTTTTTAAAATTTCCTCTTTCTGTAGCAGTTGTACCGGTTGCCCAATCTTTTTCAGGGTTTGTTATTTTCCAAAGTTTTTTCATTTCGGAAGGTAGTTCCATTACCTGTCCTTTTCTATTTTTAGGAATATCTTCTTTATACCCGGGCCGTGATCCGTCGTCACTGGGTTTGACTAACATACCACCATCATTAAACATGGGCCGTGATCCTTGGACCGTGGCGCTTGGACCATCGTCATCGTACACTGCACTTAGGTCTTTTATTCTTTTAAAGAGATCCATTTACTCTCCTA